TGCATGTCAAAATGGTTATTTCCGGTACTGGTTTCCATTATGGCAGGGCTCTTGTTTCTTATAATCCTCTTATTGGCTATGATGAAATCAGTACTGAGCGTAACTTCTTAGATGTTGATTTAATTCAAGCCTCCCAAAAACCGCATTTCTTTCTTAACCCTACTAATAACTCAGGAGGCCAATTGGATTTACCCTTCTTTTGGTTTAAGAACTATTTATCACTGAGTGAAGCAGATAGGAATGATATGGGTGAAATTGCTATGAAATCTTTCGGAGCGCTACAACACGCAAACGAAGGCAATGATCCCGTTACAATTACGGTTTATGCATGGGCGTCTGAAGTGGTTCTAACAATGCCAACAGCTTCAACGACACTCTCTGCACTGAATTATACACCTCAAGCCGGTTCCCTTAATTCCGGCGACGAGTATGGGAAAGGTATAATTTCAGCACCAGCCTCTGCGATTGCACACGCAGCAGGTAAACTCAAGGACGTTCCAACGATCGGTCCATACGCACGTGCAACAGAAATGGTAGCAACAGGGGTTGGAGACCTAGCTGCCCATTGGGGATATTCACGACCACCTATTGTAACTGATATCGTACAACAAAAACCTACACCCACGGGTAATATGTCGAATACAGATGCAGCAGATGCAGTCATGAAGTTATCTTTAGATTCCAAACAAGAATTGACTATCGATTCTCGAACAGTTGGATTAGATGGAGAAGATCAAATGGATATAGCGCGGTTTATTCAACGCGAATCTTATTTGGATCGATTCACTATGACACCTAGTCAGACTCCCGATACACTCTTGTGGAATTCTAGGGTAACTCCCAATTTATATGGAACTTATATAGATGAGATTCATGCTACACCCATGGCATATATGAGTCAAATCTTTGAGAAGTGGCAAGGATCCGTGAAATATCGGTTTCAAGCTGTCAAATCAAATTTCCATAAAGGGAAAATCCTTATTCGGTGGGATCCTAGAGCAAATCCCTCCGATATTCAATATAACACCGTCTACAGTCGGGTTATTGATCTCGCTGAGTGCGATGATTTTGAAATTACTGTAGGATGGGGCCAAGCAGTACCCTTTTTATCTTGTGGCTTAATGAATACTTCTGATGTCTTATTTGATACAGCGCGTCTATTAAACGACACGTCTGGACAATATAATGGAGTTTTGGAAGTTGCAGTTGTAAATAGTCTAGTTTCACCCTCAGTTGATAGTCCTATCCAGTTTAATGTCTATGTTAGCGCATGTGATGATATGAAATTTGGAGAGGTAGCAGCTGGTAAGATGAAACAATTTGGACTATGGCCAACACCAGCACAAGCTTTGAACTACACACCTCAATCAGGTATTGTAGATTCGGCAGCTATGGCAGGTACAAGTGAAGGGGACACTGACGTCCCAACAAACCCCGAACCGATTGCAGCTATTGCTCCCACTGGAGCTGTATCGGATCAAACCTTGAATGTATTTTTTGGAGAAAGTCCGAAGTCAATACGTGAACTCTTACGAAGATACGTCTTACATAGAGTTGATGTTAGAGCTTCGTCAACTTCCTTTTTATCTAAACAATTGAGGATTAACGATAAAGGTTTGGGCTTATGGCCTGGATGGGATCCAAATGGAGTAGACGTTGAAGACGGTTCTCCATGTAATATTTCCATCCCCACATTTGCCCAGTGGTTTAGTCCTTGTTATTCCGGCTGGCGCGGATCAACAAGAACAAAGTATCTGTTCGGTGGGAACTCAGATACTAAACCTGTGGTTACGAGGGCAGGATTTTCTACACAACAACGCTATGTGGAAATCCTGTCGAATATCTCAGACCCAGCGGGAGTCACCAAGAGACTCACGTTTGCAACCAGCCCTAATACGGCTGCAGGAGCTGCAACAACTAATAGAGGAATTAATGATACTATCGAGGTAGAAATTCCCTATTATAATGGAACCCGTTTTTCACCTGCTCGACTACCTTCAGGTGATTTTACAAACGGTTGCCATTCAGCTTCTGTTGAAACTATGCTCTACAAACCAGCTTCAGGAACGACAGAACTCCTAGAGCGAGCAGCAGTTATCAGATCTTGGAAATCTGTAGGAGAAGACTTTACGTTGTTTTTCTTCACGGGATGCCCGATTGTTTACGCCAATCAGATCAGCATTTCCGCATAAAAGGGGCGCCTTTTATTTATACGTAACAGAGTTAATGGTACTCTAAAAACCATGGTTCCCTTGCCTAGGGAATAAAAAGAATAAGGCAACTCTACGGAGACCGTGTGCCCGGTCCCACGGCTATGAAAATAGTCGTTGTTAGGAGGATAATACCTCTGCAATATATATAGTTAATACTAATCAGTTTTACATTGCAGGGGGCTTACACTCCCTGCAGGAATTTTTAATGATGGTAACAACTTATTATATTGCACTAACAGATGTACTTAAGGGGTAGATAA